TTAAGGGCATACGACAGGTGCAATTACGCGGGGATGAATTTGCAGATGATGGAGGAGGATGAAAAGTTCTGGACGCTAGAAGATGCAATCGGACGGATTAAGGAAGCCTATAGGTTTCCGATGGGGTTGTAATGAAAATCGCTAGGGATTCTACTAAGGGGAAATTGTGAACGTGGATTATGCGCGGGAGTATGGGATTGATGTTGAGGTCTTGCGGTTGGAGCATCCTGCACAGCCAGGGCAGTGAGGTTGATTGACACAATGGAGTCGCTTTCAATAGTTGGCCCTTCCCTGGGAGTGTCTAAATGTCGTGACGTACTCATCAAAAAAGATCAGTTGCCCTACCTAGAGGGGAAGTAGATCTATGAGGTATGACTATGACCGGAAAGAACAAGCAAAGATAAGGCATTATCGTGAGTTCTATAAAGTGAAGTCGTTACACCAGTTGGAGAAAGAACGCTTCTCTGGTAATCCCAGCAACGAGAGCTTTCATAGCTGGGGACATTATGAAATGATCGCACAACACAACGAGAGGGTAAAACAATGGCAATTATTGAATTCACTGGATTCGTTCAAGAGGTAAAGAACGAAAAGAAAATGACGGTCAGTGAGGGGCACCGGAAGAAGGACAATAACGGTGATTACTACACAGCCGCTAGGACATATCGCACGATCAAGCCAGGGTATGACAGCGGGATCCTGTTCAACGACTTCAAGAAAGATGACATGGTGAAGGTCACTGGGCGAGAGATCACAGAAACATGGACATATGAGGGCAAGGACTACAAAGACCTCGTAGTGCAGGCAGACAGTGTGGAGATAGCAGAACCCAGGGCAAAGCAAGAGAACAGCGCCCCACAACAAGAAGATCCTTGGGCAAAAAAGACAATACCCGCTGATTTAGAGTCCCCCTTCTAAGTTAGGTATATAGGTCATGCCTTTAGCTCCCACCCCATGCGGCACCCAACAATGCCCCCACGACGTAGTGGAGCGAGGAATGTGCGCTGAACACCAGAGAAAAGCATGGGTGGGTAGCAATAGGGGACAGACACTCCCCAAAGATTGGAAGATCAGAAAACAGGTGGTGGGTAGGCGCGACAACTGGATCTGCTACATATGTGGCAATCCTGGAGCTGACTCAATTGACCATATAGTTCCAGGCAACGACCACGCGCTAGAAAACTTGGCCCCAGCCCACCTCAACATTGAACCTTATTGTCATCGATATAAGTCATCACGCGAGGGTAACGATGCCAAGAAGGGATCAGCTCAACACCAAGGGGTCATGAAGGCCATACCTGCCAAGCGGCCCACGACACCCACCAACCGGTCCCCCCCACCCCTTTACCCAACGGGAGGCATAACATATTTACAGTGACGTGAAATTGGAAGGGGGGTATGGGGGTAATTTTTGTTTTGATAATGCTCAGAGAGAAGTGAAATGTGCGGATTGATTGCTTGGATCGGAGCAGTACCTTCTGATGTTGATGAAATGGCTAGGTTGGCTGGTGGTCGTGGCCCACACCAGCATGGTTATGTCACTATCTCAGACACGATAGAACGTAGTACAGCGCGGGGGCCGATTTCGGGGCCGTTTCATGGATCGTTCACTATTGGTCATTCCCGCTTAGCGACTTCGGGATCTCGCCCTGGGACACTGCCCGACTTGGAGGAAGCGCAACCGTATGTGAAGAAAGAGTTAGTTATTGCTCACAACGGGGTTATCCACTTGGAGGATAATTCGCATTACCAGGATTCGGTGGATTCAACGATGTTGTTCGAGGTCGATGACCCTCATGAGTTTTTGGAGTTCCACCATAACGAGTACGCCCACAACCACGCTTTGATCACAGCGGATTTTGACACGATGGTGGTGAGTTCTTTTGGGCACCCACTTCATATTCGGGAAACGATGGAAGGGTTAGCGGTGGCATCAGTACCTACGGATAACGGGGAATGGGAAAAGGTCTTTGGAACAATTAGCTTTACGACCACAGGCAGGGGAGAAAATTGATCGGTAGAAAGCACAAAACGACTCAAGATGATTGGCTACCTTTCTTGAACAAGTCGTACAACTTCCCGGATAAGTCGCGAGCGCAACAACTTGTCGAGGAAGCAATAACTGTATGCGAGAAAATTATCAAGCCTGGTGATCGGGTCGGCTGGGGCTGGTCTGGCGGTAAAGATTCTCAAGGACTTCGCGTGGTCATGGAAGCTATGCAGATCGATGACTGCTATTTAGGGATCTCTAGTTTGGAGTATCCAGATTTCCTTTCGTGGGCAACGAACCGTATGCCCGAGCGATTGATGATTATGCTCAACGAAAAAGTAGATCTAGATTTTCTGGTCAAGAATCCAAAGATGCTTTTCCCCGACACCACTCACGCGAGTCGGTGGTTCCAGATAGTTCAACGGAAAGCGCGGTTGGACTACATAAAGGCGGAGAGCAAGAACGTGATTTTTCTGGGTAGGCGTAATGCTGACCAGAATCAAAAACCGGATTACTACAACGGTGGGGCAAGAGTTGTTTCCCCGATTTACAATTGGACTCACGAAGATCTGCTGACAGTTTTGGGCGCGTATGAAGTCCCGTTACCTCCTTGTTACTGGTGGCCTAGAGGGTTCCAAGTTGGAACAGGATCGTGGGCGGCTCGTCAGTGGACTGGCTCCATACAAAACGGGTGGGCAGAGGTTCACAGCATCGATCCAAAGATCGTGCAGATCGCGGCTACAAAAATAGATAGTGCTATGATCTTCCTAGATCAAAAACCGCATGGTATTTGACTGACGTTCCGCAAGGAGCAAGGAGAGCCGCATGGCTAAAACTGGTAGACCAGTTGGTAGACCCGCTAAACCAACTGAGGTAAAAAGATTGTTAGGTAATCCGGGAAAAGTTCGCTTACACGATGCCCCAATGCCCGGACAAGGTATTGATGTAGACGGTTCCATTCCGGAGCCACCACTTCTGGGGCCGGACGGCTTAGATCTTTGGAACAGTATTTGGAGTTCTGGGACTAATTGGTTGTCCCCCCATTCTGATATCCAGATGGTCAAAATGATGTGCCAGGCGTATGACGAGTCTGAGGAGATCCGCCGAGGTATCGCTATCGGGGAAATAAAACGCTTCTACGTTTTGGCTAATGGGCAGACAGTCACTCACCCACTGGTGAACCAACTCAAGGACTTGCGGATACAAGTTACTTCCTGGTTGAGCGCACTCGGGTTCAGTCCCACCGATAGGGCGAAGCTGGGGCTTTCAGAAGTTCGTCAAAACGATCCACTTGACGAGTTGCAACGGCGCAGAGAATCTCGCCGCCAAGAGAAAACAGGAACGGAGTAGAAAATGGAAATGATACTCAGTATCGGCACTCTGGCTTTTTATGCCATTGTGATGACACTTTTAGCCGCGAAAACGGTTGGAAACAAACATAAGGGAGATGCCGATTATTACACAGTGACAGATCGTAATACTGGAGTCTTTCAGGGATCGTTGTCGATTGCGGCAACTTGGATCTGGGCACCGGCACTTTTTGTTGCCTCCACTCAGGCGTACACGAACGGGTGGGTCGGAGTTTTCTGGTTTATCGTGCCCAACATCGCAACATTGTTGTTCATGATCCCTTTCGCGAAAAGAATGCGAGCGAGGAACCCTAACGGTTTCACGCTTTCTGGATTTATGGAACAGGTTTACGGCAAACCAGTTCGCGGCTTATATCAATTTGAAACAGGGCTTTTGTCTACCCTTTCAATGTCAGTGAACTTGCTGGCTGGAGGAACGGTACTTTCCATGCTCTCTGGAATGCCACTGTGGATTTCTAGCACTTTGCTCCTGGTGACGGCTTTCGCCTATACATGGAAGTACGGGATCAAGTCATCGCTTATCACTGATGCTATTCAGATGATCTTTATTCTCGCCGCGCTACTCCTTTTTGTCCCAGTTGCTATCGGGGTCAAGGGCTTTGATTCAATTTTGGCTGGGATCCAGGGGATCAACGGAGTAGACGGATTGTTTACCTCAAGTGGTATTGGGGTCGCTGTGGGCTTTGGGATTATCTCCGCTATCGGGCTTATGGCTGGCCCCATTGGAGATCAGTCGTTCTGGCAACGTGCTTTCGCAATTGATAAGAAGAAACTAACCAAGTCTTTCGCTTGGGGAGCAGTCGCTTTCGGTATGGTTCCGATCCTTATGTCCGTATTCGGGTTTATTGCCGCTGGCACGAACGCTGATGTGAAGAATCCTGGGTATGTGAACCTAGAGGTAATTCAATCTGTTTTCCCAGCATGGGTGGTCATTCCGTTCTTGCTAATGCTCCTTTCGGGTTTGCTCTCAACTATTGATTCTCAGATGCTCGCATTGGGGTCTTTGGTACGCGATTACGACAAGGATCTGAAAACACAGAAAACTGTCATGCTCATTGGGGCAGTAGTGGCACTAGGGATTGCGAACATTCCTGGAGTTAGCGTTCTGATCATGTTCATGATCTACGGCACTTTGAGAGCTAGCACGTTCTTGATTACGGTGACTACCTTGATGAAGGTAGAGCTACATCGTGTCGGGGTCGCGTGGGGCATTGGGGCCGCTATGTTGATTGGCTTCCCAATTTCTATCTACGGCAATTACAACGGGCTGGGCGATTGGAAGCTGTGGGGCACGCTCCTTACTGTTTCGTTGTCGGGCGTAATCGCTATGGCAGTGACGAAGGCTATCAAGGCCAAAAAGGAAAAGGTAAAAGCATAGTGAAAAGCTTTCAGACCAGTCGAGTCAAGCTTGATGATCTACAATTCATCGAGCATAACCCTAGACGGCATACGGAAATTCAGATCAAAGAGTTGATGAGATCTGTAGAAAAGTTTGGGCAGATTAGACCTTTAGTTATCGATGAGGACAATACCGTTATCGCGGGAAATGGCCTTCTTGTTGCGATGAGGGAACTCGGCTGGTCTGAGGGCGATGCTTATGTTGTGGTCGGCATGAGTCGTAAAGACAAAATGCGACTCGCGCTGGCAGACAACAAGGTTGCTAGCCTTGGGCTGGACAACTATACGGTCATTGATCAATTGATCAAAGAGATCGGCGGGGATCTAGATATCCCTGGGTTCGATGACGATATTTTGTTGGAGCTAATCGCTTCCACCGCGCAGATCACCGACACTGCCCGAAATTATGGGGTCACTGGTGAAGAATACAATGAAAACGCCATGAAGCGCCAGGAGAAAATCTTGGAAGCTGATGCTATTGCCCGAAACACAACTTCGGGATCTACAGGGAAGGACACAGTTCACTGTGATTCCTGTGGGCAAAGAATATGGGCATAAAAAAGAGGGACTTGACAATTGATGTTGTGGAAGCGGCAAGGGTCAGGGTAAAGAACAGCTTTTCCAATAAGTTACCTGTCTACTTGTCCCTTTCTGGGGGTAAAGACTCAATTGTTCTAGCGAGCATTGTCTATGATCTCGCTCGGGCAGGGGAGATAGACAAGAAGCTTCTCCACGTTCGGTTCATTGATGAGGAGGCGATGTTCGATGAGGTTATCGAGATTGTTCATGAGTGGCGCGACAAGTTTATGTCTATCGGGGTTCGTTTTGACTGGTATTGCTTAGAGGTCAAGCACTTCAACTGCTTCAACCAACTGGCGAACGATGAGTCTTTTATTTGCTGGGATCGCACGAAGAAAGATGTTTGGGTTCGCGAAATGCCCGACTTCGCGATTGTGGGGCACCCATTGTTGAAAGAGCGCCTAGAAACATATCAAGCTTTCTTGACCAGGATCTCGGGTAACGGGGTGACCATGACCGGAGTGAGGGTATCAGAGTCGATTCAACGCCTGAACGCTATGGGCAAAAGGAAGAATGAAGATTCCACTTTCCCGATTTACGATTTCAAAGATCCCGATATCTGGCGGTACATTAGGGACAATAACCTGAACTTCCCGAACGTATATATTGCTATGTACCAGATTGGGACAAGGAAGAATATGCTTAGGATCTCGCAATTTTTCTCGATTGACACCGCCAAAGTCTTAGTTAGTTTGTCAGAAACTTACCCTGGTCTGATGGACAGAGTGACGAAGCGTGAACCTAACGCCTATCTTGCGGCACTTTATTGGGACAGTGAACTATTCCGTAGGGGCAGGGGGAAGAAGGACAAAGATTTAGTAGAGGGGGAGGTCCCGAGGGACTACAAGCAGGAGGTTTTTGACTTTCTGGCAAACCCTGAGAACGAAGAAAAACGCCACAGCGAGATAATCAGGGTCAGGAACTTGATAATCAAGTTTAGTTATGCGATGAAGCCGAACCATTATCGTGATGCGTACAACATATTGGTAGCTGGAGATCCTAAACTTAGGGCAGTGAGAGGATTGATGAGTACCGTAGTAGGGACCCGAAAAGTAGTCGAAGTCCAAGCGAGTCAGGTGAAAAGTGATGAAATCTAATACCAACAAGTATGAGCAAGAAGATATTTTTTCCCCGTTACAGAAACTTGAGTTTGTCGAGCATGGGAAGCTACAAGCCAACGACTATAACCCGAACAAAGTTTCGGAAGATAATCTGGCGCTCCTCACCCAGTCAATTTTGACGAACGGCTGGACTTTGCCTATTGTCGTTCGCCCCGATTATACGATCATTGACGGCTTTCACCGTTGGACAGTAGCGGGCCGAGATCCACTGCTATCGAAACTGGGCGGCAAAGTGCCTGTGGTCATAGTGGATCACAAGGATAAGGCGGGAAATATCTTTGGAACTATCACTCACAACCGAGCGCGAGGAGTTCACCTTCTTGAGCCGATGAAGAAGATTGTCAAGTCTTTGATCGATGAGGGGGCAACGGTTGATGAAATTGTTTCCCAAACAGGTATGAAAAAGGAGGAGATATTCCGTCTTTCGGACTTCAACCGAGAGGATTTCTTGGCTCTCATGATGGGTGACTCAACTGATTACAATAAAGCGACCCACCTGATCAAGGTGTGAAATGGATCCCGAAAAGACCAAAAGGCTGATGAGTTCAGTCAAAAGTGGAGTAGACCTAGAAACTGCTTGTCACTTTGCGGGGTACAGCGTGAACGAGGTTTACCGCTGGCTTGAGCGTGGGAAGATCGCAACGGAGCAAGCCAATGAAAAAAAGCGGGTGTTGAAAGCAGAAAAAGAGTGTCTAGTTTTCTGGGAGGAGCTTCGGACTTCTCGCGCTGAGGCTATTGTCAGAAATGTACTTCACGTTCAACAAGCCGCTAATAACGGATCGTGGCAAGCCGCTACCTGGTGGCTGGAGCGTTCTGCCCCTGAACTTTATTCTAAAAACGGGGTGGACAAAAAGCTCGAAAGCACGAACCAGGGGGGCAAAGCTGAAATAAAGGGGGCGTAATGTCTGTACTAGCGGATCCTTCCCCGCTGTGGAAGCCTAAATACTTTGTCCCTAGTCTTTCTTCCCACACTCGCGGGGAGAACGTAACCGATTTTTCGGCTTTGTTGCTCAAAGCTTCTCGCGGGTTTAGAGCAGGGCTACCGCTGGAGTTCACCGATTGGCAGTCATGGTTAGTTGATCGGGTATTGGAAGAAGATCCCGTTACTGGGTTACTCAGATACCGGAGAGTAATCGTGGGCCTGCCGAGAAAAAACGGCAAAAGTTTGCTGGGTACTGCTCTCGCGCTAGAACACCTTGTTTATGGCCCGGTTGGGGCACAAATATATTCAGCCGCTAGTGACCGCGCTCAAGCCAGGATCGTGTTCGGTGAAGCACGACAACAAGTTATCGACAACCCTTCACTGTCCAGAATTATCAAGGTTTATCGTGACGTGCTGGAATATCGGGGCAAGGTTTATCGCGCGTTGTCGGCTGATGCTATGAGGGCGCATGGATTGGCTCCTTCATTGGTGGTCGCTGACGAACTTCACGCATGGGGCGGGGTCAGTGGTACTTCAACTCGGGGTGACGAAATGTGGGAAGCATTGACCCAGGGATCGGCTGACAGGCCAGAATCTCTGGTGATTGGCATTACTACCGCTGGGGGGAACACCGATAGTTTGCTGGGGCGCTTGTATGAGCATGGGAAAAGAGTTTCTGAGAGGGAGATCAAGGACAAGAAGTTCGGGTTTTTCTGGTGGGAAGCTGGCGATGAAGCAGATCCCTTGATCGAGGAAACGTGGGAAAGAGCTAACCCGAACCTAGCTGAGGGGCTTTTAGACTTAGGTGACTTTGAGGCTTCTATAGCGGCGGCGGGTTCTTCTGGTTTTGCTGGGTTCCAACGGTACAGGCTGAACCAATGGGTCAGGTTGTCTGGTGAGGATTTTATTTCTTCCCACTTCTGGAAGGAAGCCCAAAAGGAGGGCGATGTTCCAAAAGGCGCGACAGTGACGGCAGGTTTTGACGGCTCGATATCTGGCGATGCTACAGGGATCGTGATAATTGATGTGGAAACGGGTATGCTAAAGGTACATTCGCTATGGGAGCCAGACCCGCAAGACCCAGACTGGTCTGTAGACCGAGCAGATGTGAACGCAGAAGTGAAACGACTTTTCAAAGATTACAAGTGCGAAATGTTTTGGTGTGACCCGTCATTCTACGAACAAGAAGTCCTAGATTGGTCAAAAGAATGGAGAAACAAAGTAAAACGGATCCCTCCAACAAACGGAAGAATTGCTCCTCTAGCCCAACAATTCCTCGCAGACTTGGTTGCCAAAGAAGTATCACACAACGGGGATCAAGCATTACAGCGACACGTTCTCAACGCCGTAGCGACAGAAGCTGGATCATTCAAGAAAGAGAAACGTAATTCACCGAGGAAGATTGACTTGCTAGCTTGTTCCGTAATGGCGAACGGGGCTAGACACGCTATCAAGGACAAGAAGCCAAAAAGCAAAGTTCTAGTATTGTAATTTTTGGGAGTAAACATGATCATAAACATTCCTGAACTTTCGGGGAAAGAACAAGGCCAGTTGAACGATATGGTCGAGGTTCTCACGCAAAAAAGGACAAGGAACGTTCTTCGGGATCGCTATTACAACTCGAAACAAACTGTTCAACAACTGGGGATAGCCGTTCCCCCACAACTGGCAATTTTGGAAACGGTGGTCGGCTGGCCTTCTAAAGCTATCCAAGTCCTAAATCGTAGGCTAAAGCTTGATGGTTTTGTCGTTCCAGGGCAGGACAAAGATGCTTTCGGCGTGTCAGAAATCTTTGCCTTGAACAATACTAAGGTCGAGTCCACTCAGGTCCACACCTCTGCTATGAAGTATGGCCCCGCTTTTATTGCTGTGACTAAGGGCGATGAGAAATCTGGCGAGCCGCCTGTACTCATGATGCCTAGATCGGGTATGTACGCCACCGCGCTTTGGGATACTAGAAAGCGAGAATTAGCCGCCGCGATCTCAGTGTTGAGCGAAGACGATGAGGTATCAATAACTGAGTTCATTCTTTATTTGCCCGACAAAATTGTGTACGCAAAAAAAATGACAACTAGATCAGCGTGGCGCGTAGACATAAAAAATCACGGTATGGGCAGAGTCCCTGTAGCTTTAGTTGCTTACCAGCCCGATCTGGACAAGCCTTTTGGCAGGTCAAGGGTCAGTAGGGAAGTAATGTCTTTGACCGATCAAGCTGTTAGGACTTTACTGAGAGCAGAAGTTTCGGCTGAGTTCTATTCTTCTCCGCAAAGATACGCGCTTGGGGTCGAGGAAGCCGCTTTCCAAAAGGCTGACGGTGTCGCTCGAACTGGGTGGGAAGTCACTATCGGCAGGTTACTGGCCCTTTCCCCGAACGAAGAAGGGGTGAACCCTCAAGTGGGGCAATTCCCTCAGATGACTATGCAACCGCATATGGATCACTTGAGAGCAATTGCGAGTTTGTTTGCTGGGGCTACGGATATGTCAGTTAGTTCACTGGGGATAATCCACGATCAACCTGCTTCGGCGGAAGCTATGCACGCCGCCCACCTAGATCTAGTCTTGAACGCCGAAGATGCCCAAGATACTTTTGGGCGTGGCTGGCTCGATGCCGCGAAAATGGCAGTGATGATCAAAGAAGGGCTGACCGAGCCGAACAAAGAGTTGATTCAGATGAAAACTAAGTGGCGGGATCCTGCTACGCCCACGAAAATGTCTGCTTCTCAAGCAGTTGTCGCTCAAGTCCAGGCAGGTATTTTGCCACCTGATTCTGCCGTCACCCTTGAGCAACTGGGTTATGACGAAACTACGATTCTACGGATTCAAGCTGATGGGGCAAGGAACGCGGCTGGGGGAAGATTGACTCAGTTAGTTGAGGCTTCTCGCGCTTTATCGGAATCCAGGGCCGCCCCTCAAAGTCCACGCCCCCGAGGTGAAAAATTAGTTTCTGAGGCAGATCCCACAGTGGATCTTACCGAACTCTAGGTAGCTAATGCCTGACTGGGATTCAATATACGCTAAACAGATTCTTGAACGCGAAATAACTACTTTGGCGATTGCCCAACTTAGGGAGTTTGTCGGCGCTGTAAACCTGGAGAGTAACGCTCCTCTTGTAAAAAAAGTTGTTTCGGATTTCATGGTCGAGAACGTACAAGCTTTTGGGCAGGCTTCCTCCGCTATATCCGCCGATTTTTATGATGCAGTAAGAAATGTGGGGCCAGGCGTTTCATCTTTCCGCGCCCAGGTAGCACCCATTGTCCCCACAAAGCAGATAGAGGTTTCAACGGCTTGGGCGGTGAACCCGTTATTCGGTTCGGAACCTAATGTCTATCAGACCATGAGGAACTTGACTTCGGTTATTGATCGTCTGGTGATGCAACAAGGCAGGGACACGATTGCTCAGTCTGCTTCCAGGGATCCCTTTTTTGCTAGATATGCAAGGATCCTGACCGGCTCAAGGAACTGTAGTTTTTGTGTGATGTTGGCTTCTCGCGGGGCTGTGTATCGTAATGAGGCGGAAGCTGGGGGCAAGTATGGATCTATGGATCGGTATCACGCCTATTGCGATTGTGTCGCTACACCGATCTGGACGAAGAACGACTTTCCTGATGGGTATGACGTAGACAAGATCTTGGAACAGTATCGAGATAAAGATAAAACTGACTTTGAGTTCAGGCAAGCCGAACCACCACCGAACACTTGGATCGATGTGGGCGATCCTACGAGAAAAGCTTATGGGCTGGGAGCGACTGAGAGATCAGAAACAATTATTGCGAAGGCTAGGATCAGCGAGCCTGACGTTACAGCGAGGTTGGGTGAACTCGCAGATAAGCACAACGGGGTATTAGACGGATTAGATCACAACGTAAAGTCAAGGGATTCTCTAGCGAGGAAGTTGAAAGCAGAGTTTGATCAACTCACCCTAAAGGGCACAACTATGACTATGGATCAGATCGATGTTTCTGATGCTTTGAGGTACACAATGATCATTCCCGAAGATGATTACACGCGAGATCTCCTGAAAGTTCTTGACGATCTAAGGTCAGACAATTATGAAGTTAGTCGAATCAAAAACTATTGGTTTGAGGGCAACGGGTACAAGGGTGTGAACAGTGTGGTCAAGGATAGTCGTGGGCAGATATTTGAGCTACAATTCCACACCCCCGAATCTATAGCCACGAAAGAAAAGGGGCATACGCTTTACAATATCTCTAGAGGGACAAAAGACATGAAGGAAAAGGTTAGACTTGAAACAGACCAACGCGGGCTTTGGGGCTTTGTTCGTACTCCGCCCGGCACAGATCAGATCGGGGTAATCGTTGATAATTAGGTATTTTGTCTATAACTTCGGGGAGCCTATATATTACGCGCTCGTCACTAACGAGGTGGACTTCATCAAGGAATATATCTGGGTGGGGGATCGTTGGACAGAGAACAACACGAACTACCTTGAGTACCTGAGATTTGATGGGTCCCCTCACTTGGATAATCTTTCCGAGGAGCAGATCGCGAAAGTCGCCGCACCCATAAAGATCAATGGGACTCGATAATTTCTTTCTTAGGTGTATGATTGTTTTAGCACAGACCGCATGGCTTTGCTAACTTGCCGCATGGGAAGGGAAAAATGAGTGACGGAACCAATGGAGAAGGCGTTACGAAAGTAGACGATCCAACTCCAGGCGATCAACTAGACAATCAAGACTCCGCAGGGGGAACCGATTGGGTCAAAGAAGCTAGAAAGTGGGAGGCCTTAGCAAAGAAGAACTTTGCGGAAGCGAAACAAAACGCTGATGCTGCTAAGAAACTCACCGAGATCGAAGAAGCTAACAAAACCGAATCCGAGAAGTCGGCTGAGCGTATCGCTATAGCCGAAAGTCGGGCCGTAGAGTTAGAGTTTCAAGTGAACAGGGCAGGGGTAGCCAACGAGTTTGGTATCCCGATCAAATTACTTGAGGGTCCCGAAAGTTCTAGTGTCGAACATATAGAAGAATTCGCCAAGATTCTCCTCACTTTCCGAGGCGAGAAAGATCTGAACCCAGTGATTCCCGCCGAAGGAAGCACCCCACCCCTTTCGCTAAATGGCGGCGGGATCGAAGATGCTCTGCGCAACGCGTTGGGCGTAAAGTAACTTGAAGGAGCAATAATGGCTGTAACCTCAGCAACTACGCTCAGTGATTTTGCGGGCTTTATCAAGCCTGAAATGGCTGAACAGTATTTTCAAGAAGTACGGAAACGATCCGTAGTTCAACAGACCTCACGGCAGGTTCCGCTTGGTTTCGCTGGTGCAGAAGTACCAGTCGTAACTACCAAGCCGACAGCCGCTTGGGTTTCAGAAGCGGGCCAGAAGCCTGCTTCCAAGGGATCTATGGTCCTGAAAACTATCTCACCCAAAAAGATTGCGGCTATCGCAATTGTTTCTTCTGAGGTAGTTCGCGCTAATCCTGGTAACTATGTAAACATATTCCGCGAAGATATCGCAGAAGCGTTCGCTATGGCTTTTGACTCCGCCGCTTTGCATGGGGTCGCTACGCCTTTCGGTGCCGGTAACTTCATTGGTGCGACCACAAAAGAAGTTGGCATTGGAACAGCCTCCCAAGCGAACGGCGGTATTTTCGCTGACGTGAACGCGGGGCTGGCGCTACTCGTGAACGATGGGCGTAGGCTCAACGGGTTCGTGCTTGATGCAACCTTGGAGCCTGACTTCAACAGCTCAGTGGATAACACTGGTCGCCCGTTGTTTGTTGATTCTCCACTGATCGAAACTGCTGGCCCCATTCGTGCGGGTCGGTTGCTTGGGCGTAACGCGTTCTTCGGCGAAGATGTTTCTGCCGCTGTTCCCGGTACGACTTCTACCGAATACCACGTTGGTTTCGGTGGGAACTTCTTGAAGTCAGTGTGGGGCGTTGTAGGCGGGATTAGCTACGATATCTCTACCCAGGCTTCGGTCACGATCAACGGCTCACTTGTTTCTCTTTTTGAGAACAACTTGGTCGCGATTCGTGCGGAAGCAGAGTACGGGTGGTTGTGTAACGATCCCGAAGAATATGTTGCTTTCACTAAGACAACTGCCGCCTAACAAGGACAGGAATCAAAATGACTAAAGTCGTTTCTCCCGCTGGGACTGTAGCGAATATCGGAAACTCTGAACTGGTAGCAAAGATGTTGCACCAGGGCTGGACTAAAGATGGTTCTCCTGCACCTAAAACGGTAGCTCGCGGAGCTAACCGTAGGGGCAAGAAAAACGATCTCACCGAAGAAGATACAGAAGCTCCAGTCGAAGAAGAAGTTGAAGCAGAAGTCGAAGATACCGAGTAATCGGTAAAATAACGAAACGGTGGAGGTGGGCGTATGTCCTGGACTAGCACAGAGCAAGTAATTGGTTCTTGGCTAGGCGAGGGAGCGCCCACCGATCCCGAGTTAGTACAGATCTGGATTGATAGATCTGAAAGATTGTTGCAAACTAAAGTTTTGGATCTCGCTACTCGCATAGCGGCAGATCCTACAGAGCTAAACCTTTTGGAAACAGCACAAGATGTTGTGTCAAGTATGGTTCAACGCATATTCAGGAACCCTTCTGGGCTGAAAACTTCTCAGATGACCACTGGGCCTTTCACCGAAATGGTCACGTTTTCGGGTTCTCAACCTGGGGCACTTTATGTCACCGAGGAGGAGATCGGCTACCTGACTTATTCTGGGACTACGGGCATGGCTTTCACTGTGGACATGATCCCGACAACTTCCGTTTTCTCGCCAAACTATGTGGCCCCATGAAGTTTCTTGGATACCCCATAACCATTCTGAGGGAAACGGCTGGAGACGGGTCGCTGGATATTCATGGTGATCCTTTGCCGGGGCCTATTGTAGAGATTTTGTCTGAGGGCTGGGGGGTTAGCTGGCCTCAAGTTACTGAGGCGATTGAGTCGTGGGGGGAAAGTCCACTAAGTTCTGTCGGGTTTTATCGGCGAGAGCAAGAAACTATTTTCCCCAGTGATCGTATCCGCTGGGATTCTAAAGTTTGGGCAGTCCAGGGTGAGGTGACGAGCTGGAAAAGTCCGTATGATCTTGTTCAACGGGGCGTATATTTCATGGCTTCTAGGGTGGCGTAATGGCAAAGATCAAGCTCAAACAGGTGAAGTCGCTATCGGTGATCCTTACTTCTAGCGAAATAGAAGGGGAGCTGGAAAAGATCATGGGCAGGGTCATGGATTCTGCTTCTCGCGATCCCAACCCTGAGTATGTGGCGAGTCTGCGCTCCCAGATTTTTTACTCGAAGGGCGGTGGGCGTGTCGCGGATCGTAAAGTCGGGCAAGTGGGCGCTAAACCTGGTTTGGGTAATGTTGTGGAAGCCCGTAGGGGCACACTCGCTAAAGCACTCAGGAATGCTCGATGAGGGGAATAATTTTCGCTCCAATTACAGGGCCACTGGTCATATATTTGCGGGCACAGTTGTTGGCTAGCGCGGAAACCTACACTTCTGACGTTCTAGTGAGATCACAACTGCCTTCCAGTTCTAGTTATCAGAAACGTATGGTGGTGGTTCGCGATGACGGCGGGACAGACCGAGGGCCAATTTCCGATAGGGCAATTTCTGTGAACGTGTGGGCAGAAGATAGTCCGACTGCTGATCTACTGTGTCGCTACTCAATTGCCCTGTTCAAGAAACTTCCTGACGGAGCGCCCATTGTGGGCGTACAAACTTTTTCTGGCCCCTTTGAGGTAATTAGTCAAACTACGGGTAAGATAGACGTGAATGGTGTGACCCTCTCTCAATATTTCTTCACGTTCGATGCTTTGCAACGTGGAGAGAATATCTAACCGAACACTATTGATCGCACGATTAGGAGAAGAAAATGAGTAAAGACGTAAGTGAAGTCCGGGTCGGTGTCGATGGAGTAGTTTCGTCTGCGGCTCTGGGCAGTACAGCACCCACTACGGTAGACGGCGCTTTGGACGGCGCGTTTTCCGACCTCGGCTATGTTTCAGAAGATGGTGTTTCTGAAACGAATGACCGAACTCAAGAAATGATTAGGGCTTGGCAGAAGGGCCGGATTGTTCGCACCGTCACAACTGAGGGAACGACCACGTTCGCTTTCACTATGTTGCAAACAAGTCTTTCTGTACTCGCAGAGTATTACGGCGGGACAGTTGATGCCGGTGGCATGATCGTCACTGATCCTCATGATGAGCGCCCTCACCGAGCCTACGTTCTCGATATTGTTGATGGGACAGACCATATCAGGAAGTACATTCCTGACGGTCAGATCACCGATGTGGGCGATATTGTCTACGCAAACGGTGAACCAGTGGGCTACGAGATCACTCTCATGGCTTTCCACGATGACACGATTGATGGATCAGTACAGCACTGGTTCAAGTCGCTCGCGGTATAGGAAACAAAACTGGTGGCGGGGCTAACGGGAGATAGCTCCGCCACCTCCTCCCAACGAAAGGCAACAATGACACTTGAAACATTCAAGTTCACCGGCAAAGATGGTGTCGAGTACGACCTTCCCAAGCGGTTCAAGTCAGGGATTTTGCGGAAAGCGCGCAAGGCCACAGATGAAATGGACTATTTTTTCACGATCCTAGAACAGGTCGCTGACGAAAAAGCTTTAGCGGCTCTAGACGAAATGGATCAAGAAGAACTGGGCGAGTTGGCCCTGGAGTGGTTCCAAGGACTCACGCCGGAAAAATAGTTTGGCTTCTCGACATTATCGAGGAACACCCTCTAGAGTTAGCGCGTGATTTTAGGGAGAAGTTCCAGGTTTCCTTTATGTCGATTGGCTTTTCCGTAAGGTTCGATGAGGCGGCTCTGTTAGTCGTGTCCTTATTGCGGGATACTTCTTCGTGGCTACACGCGAAACTGGCTGGGTGGGAGTACCCTATTTCTAGAGAGTGGCTTTTGACCGCCGATCTTTACGATCTACAACACGCCTCAAAATCCAGGAGAAAAACAAAGCCATACCCGCGCCCATTCTCTAGAGCCAAAACTTACGGGGGCAAGCACAAGAATGGTAAGATCAGATCTAAAGCCGACCTGATGGCTTTGCTAAGGCCCACTAATGTTCTCCCGGATAAAGTGTAGGGAGAATTATGGCTGGGACTTTTTATCAAGCCTATGTGGAGATAATCCCTGTAGCCAAAAACTTCAAGCAAAAACTTGAGAGTGAAATGGGCGGGCTTGGAGCCGCTAGCACTAAAGCGGGTCGGGAAAGCGGCGGGTTCTTTAGCAACGCTTTTTCGGCGGGGTTTCGCGGCTTAGCGATTGCGGGTACAGCCGCTGTGACTGCTATCGGTGGTGGACTTGCCGCAACATTGACTAAAGGTTTTGATAGGCTCCAGGGGATCGAACGCGCAAGGAACTTGCTACAGGGGGTCGGGTATGATGCCCGAACGGTAGAAGAAGTCATGACCAACGCGCTGGCTTCTGTTCGGGGTACAGCTTTTGGGCTTGACGAAGCGGCCCAGATCGCGGCTAGTTCTGTGGCGGCGGGGGTCAAACCAGGGCAAGAATTAGAGAGATACCTGAAATTGACTGCCGATGCCGCTAGTGTCACTGGTCGTAGCATGGGTGACTTGGGCGGGATATTCAATAAAGTGACTGCCTCGGGGAAAGCTCAAAACGATATTTTGGGTCAATTGGCTGAGTCGGGGATCCCGATATACCAGTATCTTGCCGAGCAATTGGGGGTAACGTCATCGAAGATCTTTGATATGGCGAAGGAGGGCGAGATTGGCACAGAGATACTTTTGCGGGCTATCGAAACTAATGTTTCTGGGGCGGCTCTAAAAGCAGGGGAAACAACCCAGGGTGCTTTCGCTAACGTGGGAGCCGCTATCTCGCGGGTGGGTGCCAACATATTGAGTGGTACGTTCTCTCAACTGCCTACTTTTTTTGGATCATTGATCGAAGCTATCGGGCCTCTGGAAGATGCGGCAAAAGGTTTAGGGTCGGAACTGGGGGAGGCGCTGGCCCCAGTTTTCGAGAACGTCATTAGTTTGTTGCCCATAATGTTTGAGGCTTTCGTATCCTTCATGCCCCTATTCGTGGATCTTATTGACTTAGTTGTTCGACTTTTCCCCACGATCCTAGAACTCGTCATGCCTTTGATCCCGCTGATACAAACCTTGGCTGACGTTTTCTTGAAAGTCTTAGATGCTGTACTGCCCCTTATGGCGGAAATGCTCAATTTCTTCCTGGAGATAATCGAGCCTCTAATTCCCGCCCTGGTGGGGCTGGTGGATCTCGCCCTTGAGCCGCTTATGGCAGTTTTCGGGGAGGTTCTTGATGCCGCTAAATTGTTGTGGGCCTGGTTCTCAGACAACATTCCTACAGTGGCCGCTTTTGCGGGGACTGTGGCTTTGCTGACTTTGGCTTTCAACGGGATTAGGATCGCGACTGCGGCTTGGGCGGCGGTACAGGCTGTTTTGAACGCGGTGATTTTGATGAACCCTATTGGCTTGATAATCGTTGCTATCGCCGCTTTGGTCGCTGGAATTGTGTGGCTAGCAACAAAGACCCAGTTCTTCCAGACAATATGGTCTGGGCTGGTGGTCGCTTTCGAGGCAGTTATGGATTGGCTCAAAGCTTTCCCCGGCATGATCCTAGATTTCTTTGCTGGTATCCCTGACCTTCTCATGGACTTCGGGAAGTTCCTTTTGGGGGGACTCCTGGAAGGGGTGAAGCTAGGGTTCAAGTTGCTTGAGTTCTGGTTCATCGATTTGCCCGTACATATAATTTCGTTCTTCCTGAGAGCTGGTCGCTGGATTTATGACAACGGGGGGGACATTATGAGGGGTCTTTGGGAGGGGATCAAAAATG